CGCTGGTGCTAAAGGATATTCGCTTAGCGCTCAAGAACAAGAAGACATTTTTATCAAGTATGTTGAACAGACAGCAACACAACGCTACGCTAAAGTAAAGGCTACACCAGACACCAAGGATGACATTGCTTTAGAGCAGGGCTCACTTGGTATTGTAATCCGTCAGATTCGTGCAGCACATTCCGACAATGGTGTTCCAACATCAGATAAGGCAGTCTATAGCGAAGCCCTTAAGGGAATTCGTAGCGAGCAAGCATTGCAGAATACACTAGAGACTATCAAAATCCAAGCAGCAACACAGTTTCCTGCATGGAAAGAAGATATTATGAAGGGCGTTTCTGTATCTAAACTGATTGCCCCATACTCTCAGTCATATGAAAAGATTTATGGTAAGGCTCCAGACCCAACAGACCTTTACGACGTAGCATCTGGACAGACTGCTATCCCAGTACTTGCTTGGGAAAAGGCACAGTGGAAGAACCCAAAGATTAAAGAAACACAGTTCTATAAGGATACCGTCAAGAATGACCTTCGGGCTATGGCTAATGCGTTTGGAGTAAATGTATAATGGCACAAACTGCAGCACAAAAGAAAGCGGCAGCAGCCAAGATTGCAGCAGCCAAAAAAGAAGCAGCCTATATTGAATCTCTTTCTAACCCTATTACTAGCCAGTACGACCCACGTATTGCAGAAAATATGGATATTGCTCCGATATCAACTGCTAGTTCATCTAACCAAACAGTTATGGATTTGCCAGTTGCTAAGACAAAAGCAAATGAAATTAAGAATGCAGATGGTAGCACAACTGTAATTTACAGTGATGGTAGTTATGATATTATTCCTGCAACAAAGTCAACAGCGGTAACTGATGACCCAGTATATGCAGCAATCCTTGCATCTCTTGGAGCGTATAATATCTCAGGACTTGCTGGAACGTTAGCACAGATTCGTTCAGATTATCCTGATATTTCATCAGAAGATATGCTTGCATTGCTTCGCAATGACCCACGTTACAATAAGGGATACTTAGAGCGTTTTTCTGGAAATGCTAAACTTGCTGCCGCTGGAAAGCCAGTGCTAAGTGAGAAGGAATATCTAGCGAATGAAGCAGCATATGCAAAGATTTTTAAAGCATATGGTGTTGATAGATTCGCAAATACAGCACAGTATGCAACATTAATTGGAAATGAATTAGCACCAGATGAAGTAGGCGCTAGAGTTTCAATGGCATATAATCGTGTGCTTAATGCTGACTCACATGTACTTGAAGCACTTCGAAAGTTTGGTTCATCACTATCTACTGGCGACCTGATTGCTGCAATGCTTGACCCTAAGAATCAATTGCCTGAACTTGAAAGAAAGATTACATCTGCTGAAATTGGTGGTGCTGCTCTTAAGCAGGGACTACAGGCATTTGAAGCAGCAACTTCAGTACAGTCAAGTAAGTACTCAAATGTAATGGGTGGAACAATTGGAACTGAAGCAGCAATGCAGTCAGGTGAGACTGGTGCACAGGCCAATGTTGACTATCAAGCAATTGCAAGGGAACTTCCAACGACAGAATTCCTAAGTTCTATCTCTAAGGGTCTACCTCAATATGCGCAGGTAGAAGCAGAGAAGGCAAGAATCCAAGGATTAGCCTCAGAAGAACGCAAGAAGCAAGACCTATATGCATTAGAACAAGCACGCTGGTCAGGTTCATCAGGTGCTGCTCAAGGAGCATTCTCTACTGGGTACCTAAAGCGTTCTTCAACAGCAGGTCTTATCTAACAAATAAAATCCTGACATGGACCTATCGGCCCCATGCAGCGTATTAGACCGATAGCAAGAGCCAGCCTAGTTCCCCGACTAGCAACTGAGGCTTGCGACTAACAACGAATAGAAGGGTGGTTGCTATGAGCAACAACTACTGGGACGAAGAATACGATGACCTTTTTACGGAGGATTCATCAACCGAAGATGGCAGTGACTTGTTAAAGAAGTTACGCAAAGCCAAGCGTGCTGATGAAAAACGTATCAAGGAACTCACCGAGCAACTTGAAGGTTTCAACAAGGAGCGTCGTGAGCGCACCGTTAAAGAAGTCCTAGAAAGAAAAGGTGTAAGTCCAAAACTTGCACGTCTAGCAATGCGAGACATTGAAGGCGAAATTACAGAAGAAACAATTGCTAATTGGGTTAACGATTATGCAGATGTATTCGGAGTAACGCAAGAGATGCAGTCAATTGAAGATATGCGTAACCGTGACGCTTTGCGTCAGCAGGATACAGTAGTCCAAAATGCTGTTACACCAGATAGAGCAGAAGATTTGAATTTGCGTATGGACAACGCACAGTCAATGGAAGAGTTTCTTCACATTCTTCGCTCTGAACAATAATCAACCGTTCATAGTCACTGGAGGTGACACATGGCTAACGCCTATACAACCACAGGTTCTGCCTCTCTCGGCGGTACCGCAGGTGGCGCAGGTCTCGTACAGAAGGCATACGACCGTCTTCTAGAGTTCGCTCTCCGCTCAGAACCACTTATTCGTTCTGTCGCAGATAAGCGTCCTGCACGCCAAGCAATCCCAGGTTCAACTGTAGTTCTACAGAAGTACGTTGACCTAGCAGCAGCAACAACCGCTCTTACAGAAGATGTGGACCCAGATTCAGTAGCAATGTCTACACCAACATCTGTGACCATTACTCTTGCAGAGTACGGTAACTCAGTGTTGGTAACACGTGCTTTGGAACTATTCAGCCTTGCTGATGTAGACCCAGCAATTGCTAACATCATCGCTTTCAACCTAGCAGATTCTATTGACTCAGTTGCAATGACAGCATTGCGCCAGGGAACAAACGTAATCTACGCAGGTTCAACAGCAACTTCAACAGCGACAATCACAGCAGCAGCAACACTTTCATCAGCAAACGTCCGCAAGGCAGTTGCTAAGTTGCGTGCTGGAAAGTCAACAGGCCGTAAGGGCTCACTATACTGGGCTGGTATCCACCCAGAAGTTTCACACGACCTTCGTGCAGAGACAGGTTCAGCAGGATGGCTACTTCCAAACCAGTACGGTTCAGCACAGGACCGCATCTGGGCAGGAGAAATCGGTACATACGAAGGTGCATACTTCGTAGAGTCACCACGTCTATACAATGCTACAGACGGAGCATCATCTGCTCGTAACTACCGCACAATCATTGCTGGACAGCAAGCATTGGCAGAGGCAGTTGCAGAAGAGCCACACGTAGTAATCGGACCAGTAGTTGACAAGTTGATGCGTCACCGCCCAATGGGTTGGTACGGCGTACTTGGCTTTGCTCGCTACCGCGAAGAAGCACTATACCGAATCGAATCAGGTTCATCAATCGCTTCATAATTGATTGACTGAGTGGCAGGGGAAACCCTGCCTCTTGGTAAGTTCATTAAGGAGAACAATGGCAAACTGGACATTTAGACCACCAACTGTAGAAGAAGGACCAGCAGGCGGGCATCGCCTATTTTACTTCTATAAGTTAAAGCGTGGCATTAGCATTGTCAAAAGCGGTTCTACATATTCACAGATTCGCTATCCTGTAGATGAAGATTTACTAGAGTACGACGAAGTATATCGTGGTGGGTATGAGCACACAGTAAATGATGCTACTAAGGCAGCATTGATTGCTGGTGGTGTAGGAGTAACTGAAGCAAACTTCACAGCACAATAGGGGACAAATGGAACATCAACATATAAGCAAGGTTCTTGAATGGGGATTTACTGCAGAGCATAACTTTGAAGCAACTCTTTGGGGTTGCGTTCTTTGTGATGTTACAGCAGATAAGCCATTTGAATACGAAGATATATCTATCGACCATACAGCATGTGACGAAGACTGTTTTGGCTGCAAGGCAAAGGGTTTACAACTTAATACTGGAGACTCTGCAAGAGACATTCCTGATAAGAAATGGAATGCAGAACTTGCAGCGTATAGAGATGCTAAGGCTCAAGGAATACAGCCAGGTGGTACAACTATGGCTCACGTTGAAGCAGCATATACAGCATCAGAAAATTTAGGTAAAGCCTACAACTCGGAGACAATGCCTAAAGCACATCAGATAGATAAAAAAACCGCGGAAGTAATGAAGGAAGTAGGAATCTAATGTCAGTAAAAGGTGAGAAGTACAAGTCGATGAAGGCCATGATGAAGCACGAAAAGACAGAACCAATGTCTATGCGCATCAAGGAATACGGTAAGGCTGCAGCAAAGAAGAGCGCCAAGAAGGTTGCAAAGAAGGCTGTTATGAAGAAGATGGGTAAGAAGAAGTAATGCCTACTAATCGAATGACACCTACACCAGTAGGCAAGGCGCGTATTGCGCCTCTGAGTCCTGCTGAGAAGAAGCAGGCTGCCGCTCTTAAGAAGTTAATGGCAGAGCGTGAGAAGTACGCTAAGAGCCACAACAACCGTTGGCCATCTGATGAAGAACTAATGAAGGCACGTGGTGGACGCTAATGAAGAAGAAGACTCCAGCACAAAAGAAGATTAGCAAGGTCATGAAAGAATTCAAGGCTGGTACACTACATGGTGGTATCAATCCTAAAGGACCTAAGAAGGCTCGCATTGTAAAGAACAAGAAGCAGGCTATTGCCATTGCTCTATCAGTAGCAGGGAAAGCAAAGAAGAAATGATTGACCCAAGACTAAAGCGAGTAGGAGTATCTGGTTTCAATAAGCCAAAGCGTACACCTAGCCATCCTACAAAGTCACACGTAGTAGTGGCTAAGGTTGGGGATAAGGTTAAGACTATTCGCTTTGGTCAACAGGGTGTTTCAGGTTCTCCAAAGAAAGCAGGAGAGTCTGCATCATACCGTGCACGACGTGAGTCGTTCAAGGCACGTCATGCAAAGAATATTGCAAAAGGTAAAATGTCGGCAGCCTATTGGGCTGATAAGGTTAAATGGTAAAGGAACAAAATGCGAGGAATAAACATTAACATTAGTAACCCAAAGATGAAGGATACGCTTGACATTAGTGCTCCTCCACCTATGCCAAATACAAATCCTATGCCGAGAGGAATGGCATTAGCCCAGGCTCGTCGTGAGGGTGGAATTACACGTGGAACTAAGCCTTCACGTTTTATTAATTCAACTTATAATACATATTAAAATACATAGGGGACAAAATGCAAGAGACAGTAGCAATTGCTTGGTGTGACAACGGTAACGTTGATGGTAAGTTTATGCAAGGCGTTACCGATGTCATACTCAAGTCTGGTATTAAGTTTGAAACATCTTTGCGCAGTCAGGGCAACCAGATTGCTAGACAGCGTGAGACAGTTATTCGTTACTGGTATGAGAACAATACCTCTGAGTGGCTACTATGGGTAGACTCAGATGTTGTTATTAGCCCAGAAACATTTAAGTTATTATGGGACAATAAGGACGCCAAAGAGCGTCCAATAGTTTCAGGTGTGTACTTTACAACAGATACACCAGAGGAACCTCTGATGATTCCTATGCCAACCATTTATGAGTTTGCAGAGGCTGATGGTCAGGTAGGACTCAAGAGAGTTCATCCTATGCCAGAGAATAAGTTGATTCAAATTGGTGCAGCAGGTATGGGCTTTGTGCTTATGCATCGCAGTGTGGTAGAGCGCATTGAGGCAGCAATTCCAGAAGCACCATTCTTTAGTGAACTAGGTGTAATGAAGAGTTTCATGGGTGAGGATATCTACTTCTACGCATTATGCGATAAGGCAGAGATTCCAGTCTATGCTCACACAGGAGCGACTGTACCACATATGAAACGATTCTCATTTGATGAGCATTATTACAAAGCATTTTTTGGCGGAGTAAAGCAAGAAAAGAAATCTAATCTAGTACTTCCAAAGCGTTATACGAAAGGCTAAACAATGAGACTAGGAACAAGTGGAAGCCCACTAACAGCAGAACTCAATCGCCTAGCAAACAATGGCGAGTATCCTGCAATGACTGCATTCTTAGATGCACAAGGTGCAGCAAATGCATGGGCTGGTACTACTGGTCTACCAACTGTTGGAGCACTTAACTATATTGCTGACCCATTACGCACTAAAGATAAGTACAAGGATATTGATGGTATCTGCAATGAATTGGCTGGAACCACTGGCCTAGATGCATCAGATGCATTAGCAACAATCCTTCACCCTGCTAAGGTTCTACTTGATACTAGACTTGGAAATGCACCTTCTTACTATGTAGATGCTGTAACTCCTACTAACTTTGCAACACTAGGTTATGCTTCATTTAATAATACATCTGGCAACTATCTTTCAATTCCAGATGCTAATAATTTAGACATTACTGGTGACTTGGATTTGCGTGTTAAGTATGCAGCAAATTCTTGGACAGATGCTACAACACTACTTAGCAAATGGCAAACAACCTCTTTGAAGTCTTATGGAATTGCCATTGATTCTTCTGGAAACTTAGTAATGTATCTGTCTAATAATGGTACAACAACTATTACAAAGACATCAACAGTTGCTCCATCATTTACTAATGGACAAGCATATTGGATTCGTGCAGTAGTTGATGTTGATAATGGTGCAAGCGGATACGATGTTAAATTCTATACATCAGATAACGGCTCAAGTTGGACACAGTTAGGTTCTACGGTTACAACTGCTGGAGTTCTTTCTATATACTCAAGCACATCTGAATTAGCAGTAGGTGGGTTGTATCTTGCAAC